CGATACTTGCTGTACTAGCTTCAATGTATTCTTGCATTGCGTTCAAAATTGCTTCGGTTTTATTCTCAACAGGTGCACCTTCGATTTTTGCGGTCAATGATGCCAGTAGTTCTTTGTTTGTGTTAAGTTTCATTGATTTTCTCCTTTTATTTCTTCCCGAAATATTGTTCCCATGCGTTAATGGGTTTTGGTTTCGGATTCAGTTGTTTTTCGGTATTCTTCAGTCTTTCGACCAAATTAAATAAAACGTTTGATTCCAGGGATGCCTTGACAGATTCCTCTTGAATCTTTGTAGCAAAGCCCATCTCAAACGCTTCTTCCGCAGTAAGCCATGTTTCTTCATCCATCATCTTCTTGATCTTAGAACTTGGCAAACCTGTAGCTATGACATAGCTTTCAATCAGTGGTTCATTAATCTTGGCTAAGTCTTCCGCTAATTTTTTGAAGTCTTCACTGTCACCGGACCCAATGGTCCATGCGTTATGGATCATCAGCAAAGAGGTCTTCGGCATGACCCTTGATTTACCGGCCATAAATACGACACTGGCAGCGGAACAGGCAAAACCGTCACACACTGTGGTGACATGTCCATTCCAATCTTTCAGCAAGTTGTAGATTCCCAAGCCTTGACTCACCTCACCACCATAGGAATTGATTCGTACTGTGATATTCGGTGTAGTAACCTGAGCGAGTTCATCCGCAAAGTCAAAGTGTGTGACATCGTTTTCAAACCACTTCATCGACACGATATCGCCATAAATAGTCAGTTCCGTGTTCGATTCATCCTTCTTTGTAAAAGCAAAGAATTTATTCACTATTTTTCACCTCCTTTCGTACTCTCCGTGTAGTTTTTCGTTATATGATGTTCGTTCGCCCAGTCTTCATCAATCTTAGGCATTGAAATCCAACGACGAATCTCGTTGTGCGAAAAACCGATCGCAAAGTACTTGTCCATAGCGTTGGCGGAATCAATGATATCGAAGTGCTGCATGCGCAACTTATCGATTACGACTCTCTCACCTTTCATGTACGCTTCTTTGGTGATGATTTTGGCATTGAGCGCATCTTCGATGACTTGAATGGGATTATCCACTGCAAAGGTCAGAAAATCTGAGACACTCGTTGACTTCTCAGTTTTGGTGCCGAAGAAAATGTCGCGCGGGATGTGGAATGCCATTGCGACATCTTCATATACGTGCCGGATTAGATTTCTGAAATCGGAGGAGTCCTTGTTAGGGATTTTCTCGCCCAATACACTCAGTTCAATGCTTTTATCCACCGGAATACCCACATTGTCATTCTCAAACAATCCTTTGAGAACTGTATTGAGATAAGTCTGTGCTTCGACTTCTACATCCTCGCCATCTTTCTTTACTTTGAACTTCCCTGGCATTTTAGCGATCAGCTTCATACCATTCTTCTGTTTATAGTCATTCAAGGCGTAAGAAATCATGGACTGCATATTTTGATAGTAGGTTGACATCAACTTCGCGACATCACTGTTGTTTTGTTGAATCAGAATAGCATCATCTGCCGTAAATGTCTTGTTGAGTTTGTATCCGCCTATGATCACATTTGAGTAGGTTTTTGATACTAAGACTTTATCGTCGACTTCGAAGGAGTCAGCGAGGTATAACCCACCTTTATGCATGACCACCAATGCACCCGCTTCAAAGTCATGAAACGATTTCTTCACTACTTCTTTCCAAAATGCCGAACCATCCTGATTAGGATTTGGCCGGACATTTAGCGTATAATAATCATCTCCAAATTTCTCCGTGACCTTCCCGTTTTCTGCTACATAGTGTCTAAACTCGCACTTTGAAATCATGTTGGCAATCAAATCGATCGCTTTTTCCATTGCGATGGTTTGTGCCGCAAATTCCAATCCGGATTGACTGACAACTAATTTATAGGTCGTGTTGGTCGACGGAAAAATTTGTAACCACTCAAACATTCATTCCCTCCTTTCGGTGTCACATGTAGAGCACCACCTCGTCCAGGTATTCTCTTTGGGTCATGGCGTGGACGAAAGCCATAAATCCGTCATTCTTTCTTAGCTTCGGTTCTATTTTCTCGTATGACATGTTCCCCTTTCTGTCTGTTACGACCATCGTGTTATTGGTATACCAACGCATGATGGCAGAGTTGCCGAAATTGATTTGATGATTGGCGAAAGCCACATCGATGATCGGTGCTACCATGTTGTGTGTGATAGGTCCTGAACGAACCAGTACGAGCTGACCATACGGATTGTCTTTGTTGCGAACTTCAAGACCATGATGTTCGAATTCACGTTTCATCAACTCAAAGCGATAGGTATCGACCGCAATGACTTGCAAATCGAACCTCTTGGATTCTTCCATAAGCCAATCGACAATTGCTTCAGCGGGTATGGATGGCAAATCAACGACTTCGAAGTCATCGAAACCAGGCAATCCTTCATTATGCAAAGGGAATTTTATAGATTTGAAAAAAAGGCCATTTTTACAGACCCACGTTTTCTGACGCCATATCCATTCGCCATCATCCTTGAACAGAAATCCGGCGGAAGCAAAGTCGCGAATACTGGCATAATCAATCGCAGCTACACAGGACTTTCTTTCCAGCTTCATCGTGCTTCTGAATAATCGATCAGATTCTTTCGCTTGCGGATTCCTAAAGGTTGTCGCTAAGATGTTTGTCCAACTCGTCACAGCTTTTTGCTCGTCACGTTCCGGTATGTTCATACGCTTAGTCATAAACTCAGAACGCTTGGACGGAACTATTTTCATTTCTGCGTATTGTGATTCCAGGGTGTTTTTGAGTGTTGGCCGGTAATAGATGCTTGGATTCGCTTTGACCCATCTAGCTGGATCATCCACTTCCGAAGGATCGTCCAGTGAGTAAATAAAAGGCAAGTACTTCAATTCTTTGTACTCGCCATTTAATACATAGTCACAGGTATCCATCAACTCATCCAACGGTCCACCTCGGATGTGTCCTTGCGTGGAGATAATGATCTTTCGGCAGTGTTTAACTTTTCCGAATCCCGATTCAAACACGGATATTTGACTGTGATCCTGGTATCCGTGATACTCATTGTATAGAATCAATCCCGTTTGCTTACCATCTTTCGTACCGGCATTGGATGTGTTGAAGCGTAATCGAGACATCGTAGCCAGGTTAACGATTTTCTCCTGGGTGATATAAAAGTATTTTTTGAAACGTTCTTTATGTTGAGCGGATGTCATCATGTCATATACGACATCAAAGGTATCTTTGGCCTGTTGCTCGGCATTAGCCACGATATCAATATGATATTTCTTTACCCCATACCGCTGCGTCTGAAGAAAGTTTGTCAGCGGTGCAATGAAACCATCTTTACCATTACCGCGTCCCATTAACATAATGAACACACTGAAGACGACATTATCCTCCTGATCATACATGAAAACAAAGGCGTACATGAACTTTTGGTACGGGAATAGGGGATAAAAATACTTCTCGACATAGGTCAGGCATGCATAATATGTTTCAATATCAAAAAAAATATCTGTCCTAGTTAATGTAGGTTTGATGATATTTTCAATCAGTCGGTGTATCCGTTTTGGAACTTCATCAGGATGCTCTCTACAGTATTCGAGATAGGTTTCAATCTCGGGGCATGTGATCATAAATCTTCTTTTTCAATGACTTCTCGTGGAGTTTTTAGCCCTAATTCCGACAGAATCTTCAACATTTGGCCGCTTACTTTTACTAGTCTTTCCACGGATTCGTTGGATTTCGTCGTCAAAACACCGTTGCCATTAAGTGCATCCATCCTGAGACCGTTTTTGCGGATATCCGCTTGTAACTTCTCTTTTATGTCGACTAACTCCATATAATGACTGATTAAATCCAAATAATACTCTCCATAATGCCCGGAACGCTCGAGTTGGGCAAGTAGATCTTCTTGGATTCTTTTTCGAATTTCTCGTTTCATGTGCCTCACCCCTTCTCATGTGCGCGCGTTGTGCAGAGGTACAGTCCCCTCCCTTACTCCGTTACCCAAGTTAAAAACCCCCCCTCTCAAGATTGAACCGGGGGTATTTACCAATTTTCTTCTGTAATGTGTTGTTTCTTTGGTTTATTAGCCCATCTTCCTTCTATAAAGTCATGACATTCATGACAGAGCGAAACTAAATTGCTGAGCTGAAGACATAACTCAGGTCTTTCTTTGATTCCGAATATATGATGTACTTCTTCAGCTGTTCTTAAAGTCTTAACTGCTATACTATCAAAGTTACCACTGCATCTTTGACATTCATATTTGTCTCTTTTTAACGCTTCTATTC